AGCTATCAGACTAGTCGTGACATATGCAACCTTATTTGCAGTAGCCGCTATCGTAACTGCTGGACTGCGTTTTGGTTGGAACTGTCCATGGCTTAATCCAGTAACCTGGTTCTAAGTTGGCATTTAACGAGGGAGTCTTTCTCTAGAGCCTAAGAATCTCCAAGCATCTTTACCAGTAATAGCAATTTTGTCTACGTCTGACACCCATTTTTCCACATTACCAGTCCAAACTTGAAACCCTTTCTTCTTTAATAGGTCCTTAACCCTATCCATAACAATCCCAGGATTTTGACCAAAACCTACCGTGCTAGGCCCTATATACCCTTCCCCATCAAAGGCCCCTGACAAATATCCTGCATCAAAATCTTCATATGTTCCCCACGGCTTTCCAATATCAGCGATAAAATGATCTCTGGTTAGATCACAAGTTTCTACCCACTTGTACGGTCCCCACCCTGTTGAATGTTGCTTTTTAGCAAGCCAAGGATGATGCCTTGCAGCTATTACTTTTCTACCATCGCCCATGGTTATTAAATAACAGAACCTAGAGTTATACCTAACATCTGTAACCGTAGACTTTCTAAGTTTTCTATGCCTGCCTCTACCAGAGCTTTCATCTATACCAACTAGTTCGTCTCCAATAGAAATTTTTTCAAGTCTCTCCCAGCTCAAATCTGCCTTTAAAATGGGAGTATTAGGAGCTAAACAATAGTCGAAGTAGACCATCTTGTATCCATCTCGGGCAATGAACATGTCCCTCAGATTATGCACTCCTCTCTTCTTACGTGCAGCGTTGGGTCGTGGGATCTGATGAAAGAAAGGGCATGATAGCCTGCCTGTCTCTGTTCCATGCTGGAGGAAGGAGGGCCGGATGATGTCATCATCATCCATCAGCTGGGAAGCGTGGCCAATGTAAGTGGATAGTATCTTTTTATTCGTACGATAGGCTAGGACCTGCCCAGCGATAGCGCAGTCATCCTTGATCGCAGCTAGGGTCTCTCTATCAGCGGTATACCCTGCGGACTTCTTGTCATCTTTAATCTTCTCACCAAACCCCATGGCGCAGATAGCCTTCGTCACCTGCGGGTTGCTCATAGGATTAAAGTCCTGGGACGTTACCTTCCTCATGTCAATCAGCAACGTCAATTGCTTTTGGTTATATTCTAAGTTGAGGTCCTGCAATATGTCCCGGTCGATCTTGCTACCATGCCACTCCGCATGGAGCAGAGTCTTAATGCCTGGCTCTACCTCCTCACAATAGAGCTTCCATAGCTCAGGATTCTCCTGCAAGCGGGGCCAGTATACATGGAGTAGCTTCCACACGTTCTCTGCATCCAAGGCTGCATAGGGCCACAATAGGTGGTCTGTGATGTGGTCATAGGTCTTTGTCAGTTTCTTACCGTGCCCCACGATCTCTCGTAGCTCTGCGGAATAGTCACCAGTACCAAACTCCGTGTCAGCCAGGTTCTCCAGGTCATGGGGTCTGTACTCATCCAGAGTGTGATGCATCATCTGGGTGCAATAGAAGAAACCCTTCATCTTAATGCCGAGCCAAAAGCGCAACACATTGACATCGTATTTCAGATTATGTGCAGCCTTAGCAATAGATGGGTTCTCAAAGAGAGCCTTGAGTCCTGCCTTCACCATATAATACTCAACGGAATCCCAGTACGGGGTGATGTGAAAATCTCCCCATATGCGACCGGCATGGTTGATACTCATGGTCTCTTCGGAGTGCTTAAAGAAAGGTAGGACCCAGTTCTTATCCTCTCCAATGGAGAAGCTGGCCGTAGTGCACGGGCTCGTATGAAATGGCAAAGATGTAGATTCTGTGTCAAAGGCAAAGATGGGCACATCTAGGAGAGTGCCTAGCATGCCCTCAAAGTCACTCATCGTACGAATCAGGGTGTACTTAGCCTTACGGGGAAGCTTCTTGAGCTCCTGACCATCTGCTACTTCCGTGCAGTGCTGGGCCATGCGGAAGTCATTGAGCATGAGCTGCCTGATCCTTGGGTTGTGCCCATGCCGGATCAGGTAGGCCGGATGATACGTAGGAATAACCCGGAATGTGGGACCGTCCTCCCACTCTGGGAGGGTGAGCTCACGTGGCTGGCCGTGAATCTTAGAGAGACCACCCTTCCCTCCCAGGTGGAACACGCGTAGCGCAATGTTCCCCATGAGTAGAATCACCCTAGGCTGGAGCCTCTTGATCTCTTCTACAAGGTATCCCTTGCAGGCAGCGAGCTCCTTGACAGATGGATTCCTATTTCCTGGGGGCCTGCAGCGTGCTGAGTTGGTGCACCAGGTGGCCTCCTTATCCCAGGCAGCGTCCGTCATGAGGTCAACAAAGGCTTCCCCAGCCTCACCGACCAATGGGATACCTAGGTAGTCCTCGTCCTTACCAGGGGCCTCTGCAATGGCCATGATCTGGATCTGTTTCTTCGGAGGACCGTAGCGCTGCTTATCCCTGACCTCACGCCCATCAGCGCCATCCACTTGAATTGTATTGCAGTAGCCTGTGGTCGCTAGCCCACAGAGGGCATCAATCTTCGAACATCTCACTCTTCCCATCCCTTTTTCGTAGCTTTTGTAACTTTGCCATCATTAGGTACTGAACAGGTACCTGCTGACCACACACCCGGCAACCATCCTGCCATGGATACGGCTCAAAGTACTGAAGGAGAGATCCCTTCGGATGCTGATGAAACCAGCTTATCTGACCATCCTCTTCAAAGCAAGCCGCCCAGTCATCAAACTCTATCGTGTATTTCTTAGTTTTGACCATGGTAGTGCTTGTTTCTATTAAGGTATATGACAACCCAGTAGCTCTTAGATCTGTAATAATCATTATATGCGAGGGTCAAGTAGCGTACAACTCGCTCGCTGTATCCGTCTATATTCATGCTGTCTCGACCATCTTTACGAGGTCCTCGACCCGCCACTCATCTGGTTGCTTTTTAAGGGCTCCTAGCTCAACCTGGGCCGTCTGAAGGCCTATCTTGGAGAGCTTAGCACGAGCTTTCTCGGTGCTCGCACCATGATCCCAGAGAAAGATCACTTTCTTAACTTTAGAATTGTTAAGTTTCTCCACCTGAGCATCCGATAGCTGAGACCCAAAGGTAGTGGTAGCACAGAACTCATCCCGTAGCCAGATGGCGTTGAAGGTGTTCTCGACCAGCACCAGCTCCTTCCAGGTCTGAGCCTCATCCCAGCCCAGGAAATATTCGTGGACCGGATATCCCTTCGGGTACGAGTACTTACGCATGGGAATGGTGTACGCATTGTTCCACCAACCGGCTCTATTTACATATGAAATCAGATAACCGTCCTCATAGATCGGCACCACTATGCGATTGTCTGCGTTCATTCTTTGCAATTCCCAGCGATCTACCTGTTCTATGGTCAGATGCCGATCCTGTAGGACGTGTCCCAGTGCGGAGGGGTAGTTCGTCATGTACTGCCCATCGTCCATCCAGACGAGAGGTCGGCACTGCGTAGGCAAGCACAGAGGCGATAAAGGTTCCTCTGAAGGTCTTAGCTCACCATACGCAGTGACGACCATATCGTCCGGCGCTACCCCACAAATCTCAATGAGATCTTCAAGAGTCGCCGTAGCATGACAGGACGCTCTATGGCAGTATCCAACTTCTTTATCCACATTCCAGTAGTGCTGTGTATGAAAGCATTTCGGGCAAGGGAAAGAGAACTCACATTTAGAGATCCTATGGGCACGAAAATACCTCTGTAGCCAGGGAACTAGGTTAGCCATGTATCAACCTATTCTCTGCTTCAATTCTAACTAAAGTTACATTCTTCCAAACTACTAAATAGGTAATCCAGTCTGTCTCATATCTGTTAAAAATCCTATTTAATAGGCATCTGTCTGGTATGCTAGCCATGGAATAACCTGTTTTCTTGTGGGAGCCTAACCACAAGGCCTCCGAGATCTTTCCACCAAGCTATGTATGCTGCCAAAGTTGTACCAAACTGGTAGTAATCCTTTGGCTTATATAGTGAGGTCATTCCAGGATGTCCCAGCTGGGTAATGTAAAGAAAAGAAAACCCCCAAGAGTACTAAGTATTATATACCCAGTACCCCTGGAGGTCATTGAGTTTGAAGGAGTTATTGAGGTTTTCATTTATACTTTTTCTTTTATTTCTGAGTTTCTTCTTGCTTACCTGTTGACGCAGCTATTATTAAGTAAAGTTTGATTGGGTGCTTCCCCAGGATTCCCGTTTATCTTTGCTCCTCTGGAGGGCCGGTGTACCACCCTCTCCCCTGTTTACTTTCCAGCTCCATTAGCACCACCACTCGACGAAGTAGCCTTCGCTCGGGACTGTGGTCCCGTACCATAGGCAGCAGTAGTACAGCGGCTCAGCCATTTCTTTTCTTTCTTTTCTGCTGATGGGTCTCATACAGCTCTGTCTTGCGATCAATGTCTCGGATTCTAGCTTCCTTGTCCTCTTCGTTGAATATCTGCATGTTCTTCATATCTGACTTGATCCAGGCCAACTCACCGCCTGCAGAGTGCCTCTGCTTCAGCGAGCAGAACTTCAGAACCTGCCCTTTTATTGGTGAGCTGCTGTCCTTTGACATGCCTATCACAGCTGCAGCTTCCTGGAAGTGCTTGATGCTTCCCTGGCCTGTTTCCATGGTCACCTCACCAGATAGCCCAGCTCGGTTCGTCTGACAAGCGGTCCAGATCAGGATGTTACGCCTCTTGGCGAGCCTCGTGAGGTCCTGAGCGATGGCCCCTAACCATGTCCAGGTGTCCCCAGCCCGATGGGCCTTGCGGTTGATGGGTGCCATGCGCTCGATGAAGTCCAGGCAGATGAGGGCAGGCGTTCGACCATGCAGGTTAGCTTGTTTTGTTAACTCTGCTTCTACATCGTCAGTAGTGACTTCCCGGTTCATATCTGTTATCCAGAGCAGGTGACCTAGTTTACCCTTCCACTCCTGTTCCCAGAGGTCACGAACGCTCTTGCCATCGATCTTCTCATAGGTATGGTGGATCACCCTAGAGACTTCCACGCCTAGGAGGCCGGATACTAAGCGCTCCGTGGTTTCTTTCCAGGACAATTCGTTTGTTACGATCCAGACAGGGATCTCATCCCTCCAGGCCACTTTCCTAGCGATAGCAGCTAGCACTAGGGACTTACCATGCCCTGTGGGTGCCATGATAATACCTAGCTGCCCTCGTCGGAGGCCACCACCACAGTAGTTGTCAATGACGTCGATACCTATGGGGATGGCACGACTTAACTTAGGATCGAACTCAATCTCGGTCATCATCCGGGTCACGGCCTCATCCAGGTCGAGTGTGACGTCGTTCTGGGTCTCTGCGTGTAGGTGCATCCAGCGTAGAACGTCATTGATTATCAATTTTCCTTGGTTATCCTTCATCTTTCGCTGAAAATCTTCTGTTTTTACCATATCTTCGAAGGATTTTGTAGCTGCCATGTCACCAGCATGAGCAATATGGAAAGTTACATTCGAGAAATCTGGATTCAGATGTTCTAGCTTATCTAATGTTGCCTTGTGCCGATTCTCATAGGCTTCTGGCCCCTTCTCTCGCATTGCGTCATGCAGTGACTCGAAAGAAGGAGGGAGGCCATGATCCTTGAGGAAACTGAACATTTCCTCAAGGACAGGCCTGTACGCTACCGTTCGGAGCCATTCGGGCCTGAATTTGCGCGCAGCAAAGGCCCTACAATCATCTGGCCGGGAGATCAGGCTCCAGAGAAAGACTCCCTCGTTAAATGCCAACTTAGAACCAGGTTACTGGATTAAGCCATGGACAGTTCCAACCAAAACGCAGTCCAGCAGTTACGATAGCGGCTACTGCAAATAAGGTTGCATATGTCACGACTAGTCTGATAGCT